CCACCAGAGAAAGATATTGAACTTCCAACTATTGATGTTGAGTTTACTTTGACTGAAGAAGTTCTGTCTTCACTGCTTCGTGCATCTAGTGTTTATCAACTCCCTGACCTCTCCTTGGTTGGTGAAGATGGTGATATGAATCTGGTTGTTCGTACTAAAAACAACGATACTTCAAACAACTTCTCTGTGAAAGTTGGAGAAACTGATAAGACTTTCTGTTTCAACTTTAAAGTTGAGAACTTGAAAATTCTTCCTGGTGTGTATACTGTTCAAGTTTCCACTGCTAACATTTCTCAGTTTACGCATGATAAGTGGAACCTTTCTTATCTCATCGCTCTGGAACCAGATTCCACTTTTAAATAATGAGACATATCCTTTTTACTTTAAAGGGGTGTACAAAGGATCTTCTCAATGATGAACATTATGTAAGGGACATTGTTTACAATGCTTCTAAAAAGTGCAATTCTACGTTACTTGCACTCCATTCACATCAGTTTGATCCTCAAGGTGTAACTTGTATTGCAATGCTTGCTGAATCACATATCAGCATTCATACATGGCCAGAGAAAGGCATGGCGGTATGTGATATCTTCACATGCGGTGAGCATACTAAACCCAAAAAGGGTGTAGAATATATGCAACTGATGTTCAGTGCCACGGACATCATTTCTAAATCATTTACGAGACCTTTGGAATGAACAATGACTTTCTTTGGGTGGAAAAATACCGCCCGAAAAAAATTGAAGACTGTATTCTTCCTAGTAGTGTAAAAACCACATTGAGTGGTTTTGTGAAGGGTGGAGAAGTTCCCAATCTTCTTATTGCTGGTCCTCCTGGTATCGGTAAGACAACTGTTGCAAAAGCTCTATGCAACGAACTTGACGTTGACTATTATGTAATCAATGGATCTGATGAAGGACGATTTCTGGACACGGTACGGAACCAAGCAAAAAACTTTGCTACGACCGTATCACTTCAAAACAATGGTAAACCAAAAGTCATCATTATTGACGAAGCTGATAACACAACCAATGATGTACAACTCCTCCTACGGGCTAATATTGAGGCGTATCATAACAACTGCAGATTCATATTCACCTGCAATTACAAAAACAAAATCATTGAACCTCTCCATTCCCGTTGTGCAGTCATCGACTTCTCCATCAATGGAAAGGACAAACAACAAATTGCTGGATCATTCTTCAACCGTATCAGGTCTATACTTGAGGAAGAGGGTGTTGGGTATGATCAGAAGGTTGTTGCAGAAGTAATCAAAAAACATTTTCCAGATTGGAGACGTGTTCTGAATGAACTTCAACGGTATTCTTCAATCGGAGATATTGACACTGGTATTCTCAGTGCTGTTTCTGAAGTCAACCTGAAAGATCTTGTTTCTAACATGAAAGGTAAAGACTTCGGGAAGGTTCGAAAGTGGGTTGTTGAAAACCTTGACAACGATCAGAGTGCAGTGTATCGTAAGGTGTATGACACAATGTACACTGCTTTGGAACCTGCATCAATCCCACAGGCTGTTTTGATTTTTGCTAAATATCAATATCAATCTGCATTTGCTGTTGATCCAGAGATCAACACTCTTGCATGTATGACTGAACTCATGTGTGACTGCAAATTTAAATGATTCTAACTCCAGAAGATACTCTATACGCATACGGTAAGATCAACGAAGCTTACGGTTCTATCAACCGTATCGATGATTTTTTTCGTATGAAAAAAATTGAACGTATCAAAGAGATTCCTCCCACACTCTTTGGTTTGTCTCATGAAGATGATCTGTTTCAGGATTTCTCTATGCATCCTGAAGACATGAACTTTCGTATTGTTCAACCAGATCACAGCACGTTCAATACGCTTCTGGAAATGACAGCTTCTTTTACCTATGAGGAGGCACCAGGTAAGGAGATGAAACTGATGGTCCAGGAGACGACCACAGGGACCGCTGTGGGGTTCATTAAGCTGGGTTCCCCTATCATCAACTCCAAACCTAGGAACGAGTACCTTGGAGGGACGCCTGACCTCACCATCTTCAACAAGCGTGCGATCATGGGATTTATCATTGTTCCCACTCAACCGTTTGGATTCAACTATCTTGGTGGGAAACTTCTGTCACTGATCTGTTGTAGTCACGAAGTTCGTGAGATGCTAAATAAGAAGTACAACACAGAAATGTGTTTGTTCGAAACAACTTCTCTTTACGGCAACATCAAAGGTACAAGTCAATATGATGGTCTAAAACCATACCTTCGTTATCGTGGTGATACTGAATCTAAGTTTCTTTTGACTCTTCCAGATTTTATCTATCATGACTTGAACAAGTGGTTTACTGAGAGAAATAATGGTCCTTTGGTTCACAAAGGTGCTTCGAGTCGTAAACTCAAGATTCAAACCAAGATGATTTCTATCATCAAAAATTCTCTCAAGGAATACTATCCAGACCTCTACACTGAGTTTGTTTCGTTTATCAAATCAAAACAAGATGTCACAACTCAGAAACGTTTTTATATGTCTGATTATGGATATGAAAATGTGAAAGATGTTCTGCTCGGAAAGACAGAAACTCTAATTCCAAACAAACAAAACTTCGATAAGTTCTATCTTGATAACATGGTACAGTGGTGGAAACGTAAAGCTTCTAATCGTTACCAGAAACTTGTCAATGAAGAAACTGTGAGAAACAAACTTGAAGTTTGGAATGCTAATACTATGAACTCTATTGATATTATCAGATGACTCTTACCAAATTTTTACTTGAACAAAAATTTGAAAAGACCATCAGGATTCTTGTTTATCCTAACATCACATTCTCTAAGGATCTGACGAAGGACAGCTACATTCAGGTGATCACAAATATGATTACTGAATTGAACAAGATTCGTAGTGATCTTTTCTTCTATCTGGTTCTTCCAGAGTTTTTGGAGATGCTGGACTTTGATAATACTAAACAGTTTATTATGAAAGTTCCAACGTATCCTCCTACGATGCGTTCTCATTTTGATGTAGAATACTTCAGGAAAATTATTGGTCATCACCTTGATATCGACCTGGTGTTCTCTCACCTACCAGAACATACTCATGCAGTCAAGAATGTGATCAGCAATGTGACACACCACAGCCCTTCTTACTTTGGTTATTGTCATTGGTTTGATTTGAAAGATGTTGTTGCTTGGAGTCTACCAAGTTTCAATCAGAATATTCTTGGTATTCTTGAGATGCAACGTTGTTATCTAAATACACAAAGTCAGAAAAATCTTGTTTTAAATCAAGCTTCTGATGTATTCAACAAAAAAACTGTTGCTAAACTAGATGATATTTTAACTCCACATCATCTTGGTGTTAAAGAAAAGGATATTGTAGAACCAAAACAATCAACTGAAAAACTGATTGTTTTTAACCATCGTCCTGATACTTACAAGGACTTTGGTAACTTCATGAAGATCCTCGATCAACTTAGAGAACAACGACAAGACTTTTCTGTATGGATTCCTCTTCTAGAAAAATCAGACAAAAGTTGGATTACTACCGAGAAATTCAACAAGCAGCGTTACTACAAAAAGCTTCAACAGTGTCGAGTTGGGTTTTCACCGAAACAGGTGTACGGCGGTTGGAGCGTTTCAACGACTGATGGTATTATGAATGGATGTCCATACATCATGTATGACGCTGACTACTACCAGGAACTAAATCCAACTGCAGATTTCTTCAGTGAAAATTCAACTGCTGTCAATTTGTTGAATAAGTATCTAGATGATGAAGACTATAGAAATCAAATGTCTGTGAAGTCTCAAGGATACTTGAAAGATAATCTTATCTATAAGGATGAGATCAAAAGAATGAGTGAATATATCGATGATCTTATTAAAAAACAGAAACATGTTCAGTCTGATGTTACTGAAAAACTTGTATCTGTTGTTAAAATGAAAGGTCAAGTTACAAAACAAGAACTTTTTAATTCTTATCTTGGTTGGGGTAGAGGTATTAACTTCGGTCCATATCGAAGAGCTCTACTCAGAAATAAAAACATCTATGATACAATAGATTCTACACCCCATTATTGTTGGATAGAATTGGAATGACGGAACTGAAAGAATGGTTGAATTCCATCAATCAAAACAAAACCAATCTGATCGATAACGATCAAGATCTAGAAAAAGAATACCCTCCATTCATTATCAACAAATGCATGTCTGGTTTTATAGAGACTGTATTGATTGCTAATGAAATGAATATTCATCCTGATCTTCCTAAGAAGATGCAATATGATTTTTTTATAAATATTGTCAGGCCGAGGAAAAGATTTTCTCCTTGGATGAGAAAAGAAAAACACGACACTTTAGATCTCATCAAAAAATACTATCAGTATAATGATGAAAAAGCGAGAAGTGCTCTTAAAATTCTAACGAAAGATCAAATTGACTTTATCAAACAAAAGATGAATACTGGAGGTAAAAAATGAGCGAAGATCTTGAGTACAAGTGGTCTTCAGATCAGATGATTGAAGTAATACTTAAAGAACCAGATGATTTCCTAAAGGTTCGTGAGACACTCACTCGTATTGGTGTAGCATCTCGCAAAGAGAAAAAGATTTATCAGTCCTGTCATATTCTACATAAACAGGGTAAGTACTTTATTGTACACTTTAAAGAGTTGTTTGCTCTAGATGGTAAGAGGGCAAATCTCTTCAACAACGATGTACAACGTCGAAATCGTATTGCTCAACTCTTGAGTGATTGGGGTTTGGTTACTATTGTTGATGCTGAAAAGATTGCCGATGCAGCCCCACTAAGTCAAATAAAAGTCCTTTCTTACAAAGATAAAGGAGAGTGGACTTTAGAAAGTAAGTATAATATTGGTAAGAAGAAAACTGTTGCTCAGTCTGCATAACCATCATCGTCTTCGATGAAAGCAGTTCTCTTTACATTTTCCAAATAAGAATCCTTGTCGGAATAGATCTCTGATTCTAATTCGGCAAGGATTTCTTTTAGCTTTTTATGAATGCTTTTTAGTTTTGCCTTTTCCATATTAACCTCGTTTATTATAGATAGGCATAAAAAAAGAGGGGTCGAAACCCCTCTCATTTATTTTTGAAGGAGAAGAATCTCCCCGTAAAGTAATGACATAGCCGCAACACAACTGAGGGTAATTAACCCTGTGATTTGTAGTGCTTCCATGACTTTACTTAACGTAAGTGCGACCACGATAGCAGAAAGTGCCATGCACTTCTTCACCTTCTTGCTTGCACTTATATGTTACACCACGATATGTAGTGTGCATAAGTTGTGCATCATGAAGACGAGCTGCTTTCTCGATTTGCTTTTTGATGATTGTAAGTGTGTTCATGATTGACTCCTGAAGTTGGGTGAAATTAACCTTCTCTGCCGAAGCAGGATCCGTTTTCCCGTTCCTTCAGTCGTTTGCGTCCCAGTGACATTCAGGCACAGATTCCCTTACGGTCTCTACTAGTTCTACTACCACCATGGGAGGTAGATCTTTGTTTTTACTGATTCTCAACATAAGAGATTCAGCAGACTGACATGACATCGTTGAATATAGTAAGAATTCAAACATGGGATGAACGCTCCGTTCCGCGACTTACTTGCGTCTCACCGAAGTGAGATGAACGACAGGTCTATTGTAGACCTCATGCTCTATTTAGTCAAGTTATAAATAATTCTGTGTCTTTCGTGCGGCACACTCTACATTCGGAACTACCATACAGGTACGGTTTTTACACCGTACCTTTTTTGTTGTTTTTTAATAAATAAATTCGATGGAGGATTTGGTTAGTAATAACCCCTTCATCGCAAAAAGGTTGCCTTCGGGAACCACAAAACACAAACTCGCTTAAAAGGAGCTACAATAATGACGGGACTTAGAAAGTTCACGGCAAAGGATCTTAATGCCGTAGTAGATGCTGTTGAAAGATACAGTGTTGGTTTAGATGACATCGTATACAGACTACATTCATATGGAATGGGTTCTGTCAACGAAGCGTATCCACCATATAACCTTGTCAAAGAATCTGAGGTTAAGTGGAGGATCGAAATGGCACTTGCTGGCTGGAGTAAAGAAGAGATTGAAGTCTCTACTGAGACTAATGTTCTCCTAGTCAGGTCTAAGGCAGCGAAGAGTAAAGGAGAAGAAGAGTACATGCACCGTGGGGTTGCAACTCGCACCTTCGCTAGAGGTTTCAATTTAGCTGATGATGTAGAAATTGATGAAGTTGAATTTACCAATGGTATGTTGATTATCAATCTACGAAAGATTGTTCCAGATCATCAGAAGTTAAAAGTCTATGATATTTCTTGACCACACTATAAATAAAACTGAATATCGTCGCCGCATAAGAGGGGCAACTGGCACAATCCAGTTGACGCTCCTCTTTTTTTATGTTATGGTGGCTAAAACCAGGAGTAACCTATGAACTTGCATGTAATTGAATTAATCAATAATTCGTTTATTATCGCTGATGTCGAAGACTTGGATGAAGAACCATCTTGTTATTTGAAAAACTGTAGAGAAATTCTAGATGATGGTGAGATCACATTACGAAAATGGCCTAGGTATACTGACGAGGTAGATACTCTAATTCATTCAAATAGGATTATAACAATATCCGAACCTTCTGAAGAAATCACTGCACTTTACAAAAAATCTATTAATTCATGAATTTTTACACCAACGTTCAACTTGTAGGAGACCAAGTTCTTTATCGTGGTTACGAGAACGGTGAACGTGTGATGTATCGGGATAGTTTTTCTCCCGAGCTTTTTGTTCCATCTCAAAAACAAACTAACTATAAAACTCTTGATGACACTTATGTAAAACCAATTCAGTTTGGTGGTGCTAAGGAAGCAAGAGACTTCATCAAGAAGTATTCTGATGTGGATAACTTTGAGGTGTATGGATATGAGAGATTTTTGTATCAATACATTGCTCAAAAATTTCCACAGGACGAAATCAAGTTTGATATGTCGAACATGGAAATTATCACTCTTGACATTGAGGTTGAGTGTGAGAATGGTTTCCCTGATGTAGAATCAGCTTCTGAATCTATTCTGTGTTTAACTATCAAGAATCTCAACACAAAGAAACTTATTGTTTGGGGAACTCGCGAATTTAATAATACTCGTGATGATGTTGAGTTTGTATATTGTTATGATGAGAAAGATCTGCTACATAAGTTTTTGACTTATTGGATTGAAAATACTCCTGATATTGTGACTGGTTGGAATGTTTATCTGTATGATATTCCATACATCTGTCGTC